GAAGGAGATAATGATTGGGAAAAAGTCGAGGTAAAGTGAGTGCAAAGCCAGATACCGCTAGAAGTTATAGGACTACTATTCTTGACGATAACGCCATTGTTAGCATTAACCTTAAATGGCTGGGTCAGATTGCAGTCCTTATCGGAATGTTGGTTTATGGTTACTGGCAGATTGAAAGCCGCATTAGAAAGCTGGAAGATAAAGTTACTTATGCGGACGAACAGATTGGGAGCTTACTTGATAAGCACATCGTGGAAGAACGGGTTAAGAGAGAAGAGCTTGAAGAGAAAGTAGCTTTCTACGAAAAAGAGTTTAACATTAACCCACTAAGTTGGGGCAAGAGAAAGAAGAAGTAATGGATTTTTTAGCAATATACGGTGAAGCAGGAATGATAGGAGTGGTTGGTGCTATGTTCGTATATTTAGTTATATCATTGTCAAACAAAAGTGCTAAACAGCAAGAACAATTAGAAAATTTAAAAGTAGAAAATAAGGGTCAGTCTGAAACATTAGAAAACATGGAAGGTATGATTATAAAGCTTATCAACAGATGGAATCAATCAGACGATAAACTAGATCGCAAGTTTGATGCTTTAACGAAAGAGATAAACGACTTAGACAACCAAGTATCTAGGATAGATGGTTCTCTAAGCAGAATAAATGGTAAACACTAATGGATAGTTTAAAGGTAACAGGATTAAGCACAAGCTTAGGTATTGTATACTGGACAGATTTGTTGTCTGGTGTTCTTATGTGTATAATGTTTGCAGTGCAAATTTATTATTTGTATTTAAAAACCAAGAAAATAAAGGAAGATTAAATGGATATTAAGTCAATGTTAGTAAAGCTTGCCGAAGAGCAGGCAGATAAGATGCAGGAAGAAGCGTTAAAGCATTTAGCATCGGATGAGTTCACAAAAAATTTAGCTACAAAAATTAACGAGAAGGTAAACATACCTTGGATTAACGAAGAAAAAGAGCAGGAGCTTTTTGAGAAGTTGGTTGATGTAATGACAGATATGCTAGAAGGTGTATTTAAAGGTAAGTAATGCCTAAGCAGATATACAAAATAAATGACTGGTCTGGTGGTATGAATAACCGTAAAGACCCTAGAGACTTGCCAGACAGGCAGTATCCGTTTATTAAGAATATGTCTATTGATGCCTTGGGAAAGATAAAAACTGCTGGTGGCCTATATAATCACATTGAAGACTCCGATGGTTCTACAAACTTAACTCAATACATTCCCTCTGTAAATAATACAGTTTTAGGTGGCTTTGGTTTGTTTTATTTTGAGTCAGATCATAGTAAAGATGCAGATCAAACTATAACGGAAACTAAAAGCGGTACAGCATTGACTATTGGTACGAGTGATGGTAATATAGAGTTTGTTGAGGTTGCTACAAATCCAGATGGTAACACTCAAGCTCCGGAGCAAGGAAGTGGTTTATAAATGCCAATACCTTCAACGTCATATTTAAAAATAGTAGGCGGTGTAACTTCTACAATAAGTACTATATTTACTAGTAATTTGATTAAGGTAGGAGACCTTATAAAGGTTACAGGCACTGCTCAGAACAATGGTATATTTTTAGTAGCTCAAGTTGTAGATAACTTAAACTCTGGTTCTGCTTTAGGAAGTCAGATTACAGCCGAAACTCAAGATAGTGATATAACTTCTGGAACCACCATTGTAATGGATACTGCAATACCCAATTTAACTGCTGGTATGTCTGTTACGGGCACGGGTGTTAAAGCTGGTTCATTTATAGCTAGTGTTACGCAAACTAGCGATCCGGCTACTTTTGAGTTAAGCGATTCTGTTGTCACAACAGTTCCTGCTGGTGAAACCTTTACTTTTAAAGACAGAGATGTATACTATGTGCTAAAAGGGACTGGTATTACAAATGAAAGTTCTGCTGGAAGTACAGACCCTACAATAAGGGTTATTAGGTCTACTGGTGATAAGATGTGTGCGTTGGGACAAAGAGGGACAAGCACAAATGCGGCTGGTGTAGACATTTGGTCTAACAACGCTACTACAGATTATACATCTACAAATAATGGTTGGAGCAACCAAAAGATAAATCCGACCCTAGCAGGTACAAATGGTGCCAAATATATATATCATTTTGTAGATGAGGTTTTACGAGTATGCGATACAGAAACTACTAACACAAGCATCATAAAATGGTTTGGGTACATACAAAGAAATCAATTCAATCACAATTTAGGTTTGACTTTTGCAGAGTGGCAAGAGCACTCTAGCGTTTTAAGATCACCAGAAACAAACAGTGCTAATCTTACAATAGCTTTTGGTCATACAACTCATGCAACGGATACCGCAGGTGCATATTTTAACGAATCCAGTAATAAATCAAGGGGAGTGGCTAGAAAGTTAAGAAACGCAAGCGATACTGCTTTATTATTAGACGGAGCTGTAACAACTTCTACTTCTTTTGTGTTTGATGATGGCACAAATGATGTTTTAGATCAAAATTTTGCTGGTGAGTTGATAACTATTAATACAGACTATGATGTTAGACCAACAGAAATATTGTTTTGTACAAAGCCTGCGGCTGGTTTAGCACCTAATGTTCAATACGAAAGAAATTACGGTGGTATAGGTTCAGATACCTACTCAAACAACGAAACGCCTATTTTGAGGAGGGGTGTTGGTTTTAATATTGGTGTCAGTAACGGTACAGCAGATGGTGATTGGGAGGGGTTAACATACGAATTTTATCAAAGTTTTTTATATGATGGAAACCAAGAATCTGTACCCGTTAGAATGGGGGACGGTGCGGCTACTATAGCGGCATTTACCCATGCACAAACAGCGGGCAAATCTATGAGGGTCTCTGTTTACGCTGATGTTGCTTATACAGGGAGAATATCTGGCGGTAGAATATATATTAGAGAGGCAAATACAGATAATGAGTTAGCCTTGCTTGTAGATATAGATATTGTAAAGGGCGTGCGAACTACTATAGACGGAGATCATGTTGCTTGGACAGAAAACGCCTCTGCTGTTGATAAGGGTTTTTGTGTGATTGCAGATGCTACTGGAAATGCAAGCAAACCCAATTTAGACACTTATACTACAATTAATGGATTTGCACCAGATGTAAAATACGTATCTTTAGGTGGTGCAGGTGAGTCGTATCAAGCCTCCGTTGTAGAAAACCGTAGGACTTTTATAGCAAATGTTAGAGTTATTGGCTCTTCTGGAGAGTTAGAAACTTTTGGTGACAGGATTATGTATAGTGAAATTAATAAATTTGATACAATACTACCGCACAACTTTATAGATGTTTCTAAGGGTGATTATGGAGTATATACAGCTTTAGAATCTTATGCCGATAGGTTAGTAGCCTTTAAGCACAATCTTGTTCATATCATTAATATAGCAAGTCCCAGTCCAGCAAATTGGTATTTAGAGGAAACGATTAAATATTCGGGTGTAAATAAAATATTTAGCGTAACAAAAACAAAATATGGTATAGCTTGGGTTGCTGAAGACGGATGTTATATATATGATGGCCAGAGAGTTACCAATCTTATTAAAGATAAGATTGCAGTTAGCAAAGCTTCATTTCTTGGCACAGGTGCAGATAAGACATGGAACGCATGGTATCGTGGTACGGCAAATGTAAAAGACCCCATGATTGGTTACGATAGCATTAGCAACTCATTAGTTATTATGAGAAGCCCTAATGATTCTTCTGACAATTCAGATGAAGGTTGGATATATGATTTTGATTCAGATGGGTGGGTGTTTCATGACCTTATTTTTACAGACAGTCATTTGTTTAGCAACTTTTCTACAGATTGGAATAATAATTTAATTGTAGCAACTAATAGCAGTGCATCAGATACCACATCTGACTTTAAAAAGTTTTTACCTATTAGCCTTGGAAACGCACATCAAGTCTTCATTACAAAAGATATAGATTTTGGTGAACCCGGTATTATTAAAAAAGTATACAAGGTTATTGTTACTTATAAATCTAATGGCTCTGTAACAACTCCTTTTAAATATGCTATTGATGGTAAGCAAAATTTTTCTGGTGGAGGTGGTGGTACGTTCACAGGTAATTTAGCAGATACTAGCGGTGCGTGGGACGTGGTAACATTAACTCCAGCTTCCACTGTGCAATGTCAAAGCATACAAATACAGTTTGCGGCCACTACATCTGGAGTATATGAATTTAATGACATTAGCATTGAATATAGATATATTAGAAATAAAAATGTTACCTAATGGATAGAGAAACCAGAAGAATCCAAAACACAAAACAAGCCTCTGTAGAGTTTCAAGGCAAGCCATCTTTAAATGGTATGGTAGAAGGACAGATTGCCATTGAGAAAAAATCAAATAGTCAGTTAGCAATATACAGAAAAAAGTTTGGACAGTTGTGGAAATCGTATATGTCTAACAATGGCGATCAGTATGTAGATAGAACGTTGACCGCTAATACATTAAAGTATTCACATAAATTTATAGACTACCGAACATTTATTCACAATTTTTCCGATAACATAGGAACGGATGTTATACTTTTGCCTTGGCAGGGAACTGAAGAGCAAGCTAACATGGATAATGCTACAAGTGCCTTTCTAACTCCTTACACTATAACCTGTCAAAAAATATTGTTTAGACCAGAATCCTTAGCGGGGACAACAACAGCAGACATTACATTTACAATACACA